TACCAAAAACATGAATTACCATACCGAATCACCTCACCTTACTTATACAGTATACTTGTTTTAATAACAAATGTCAAGTAGTTTTTACAAAAACTTTTCTAAATTCGCAACTTTTTTTGGTGCTCTACCCCAATATTCTGTAGGGGTGACTTTTGGTGTGTCGTGAAAAAGATACCATGCACATGAATCCTTACCATTTGTACCCCCAAACCACATAACACGACCAACACTTACAATCTTCTTACACTTTTCCATATATGGAATACTTTGCATTGTGTTGGGCCATTCTGCATCAAATAATAACCATGTTGGTTTCATTGGAGCAAAGTGGTCTATCATCCTATGCAATAGTTTTCTATCCCAAGGCGGATTGGTTATAATTAACTGTGAACTTACATGGTCTATATCAAATGCGTCTTTCTTAGATACCCTATCATCCATAGGTTCAATATCAGATGCCATATCACACATACCAAGATGTTTCTCAATGTGGTCAATCAGTCTACCATCACCACCACATGGTTCACAAAATGTAAATGGTTTCTGTGGTAAGTGTGGAATTAGTGGTTCAAATGCATGATATGGTGTTGGATAATAATCTCGTTCAACACGTTCAAAATTACTTCTTTTTCCCATCTTCTTCCTCATAAAGAATTAACGCAATCAAAGCATAGTTTGCCATATCAATCAAAGTATCCTTAATACTCTCATCCTTGACCTCTAACTTTTCTTTCTTTGCGAAACCCATGATACGACTAAACTTGTCTCCAATACGAACACAACATCCCTTCCATGCTGGAATGCCTGCCATTTCACAAGTTCTGAAGTTTGCAAATACATCATCTGTACTTGCATAGTCATGACGCTTTGCGTTATGAGTAGTCTTCATATCTTCTAATAATTCATAAAACCGTTCACTCTGATTCATATTATGCTACCTTACTAAAGTTTTTTACTTTTTGAAATTTAATCACACTTCTGAATTTGTCAATCAACATATCCTGTTTGTGTGAAATGATGAATACATTTTCTTGGTCAAACGTATTCAAAATCTTTAGGAAATCATCTGTTCCTGTTGCATCTAACGAACTATCGAATATCTCATCAAGTATCAATAAATTCGTATTTGTAGAATTCTTCATCTTTGCAATCGCTCTCCAAGTAAAGAGTAATGCCAGGTCAATACGCATCTTCTCACCTTCAGAAAAATTTGCATATGAAAATATATCACGAAAGCGTGATTTAATTGTTTCATTGAAGTTTTCATCAATGTTAAAATTAACAAAGAAATCCATAGAAGACAAGTATGTATTAATCAACTTATTCATAACAGGAAGATATTGTTTAATAATCTTAGTCTTGATGCCAGTGTCCTGTAATAGATTCTTTGCAACATCATAGTAAACCATATCTTCTCGTAATCTTGACTTAGTATTATCTAAACTATAACACATTTTTTTAAGATTGTCAAGTTTTTCATAGTCTGTTTTCGTAACATCTCCACTTTCTATTTGACGTATCTCTTCAATTAGTGTAGCATTGAACTTTTCTAGTTCAGTAATACCACTGTTGAGTTTTGCAAGTTTGATTGAATTGTCATTGATAACCTTTGCGATATCCTTGAACTCTTTTAATTTACCATTTGCCTTATCCATTTCAGTCTTCATCTGAAGTAAACCTGTAGTAAGTTCATTGACCTGTTCAGTTCTTTGTGATATAGTCTTTGATTTAAAGTCTTCACTAATAGATTGTTCACAAGTAGGACAGTCATCATTCTCTTGCATGAATGTTATCATACGTTCATGACGAACCTGTTTGTCTTTCAACGTGAACTGTATGTCTTTTAGTTTATCTCTTTTCTCTATCGCTTTATCTTCACTAGACATTGCATCTAAAAGGGTCTGGTTCTCTTCCGTGATTCTTTTGACCTCTGCGTTGCGAGTGAACACTTCCTCTTCATTACCATCTCTAAGAGTTGTCTTTTGAGATAGAAGAGTGTCCTTATTCCGTTCAATATCCTCAATGTATTTCTCCTGTAACTCTACTTTTTCTTTATGTAGTTCTGCTTGGTATTTGTTCTCACTGATATCTGTGTTTAATAATTTCACCTTACCTTTCAGAATTAAATTCATCAGCGAGAATATCTTAATGTCAAGAATGTCCTCTACAACTTCCCTTCTTGCCTGTGACTTCAACTGCATAAAAGGAATAAATGTCGATGACCCTAGAATCACGACTTGTGTAAATGACCGATAGTTCAACTTCAAGATTTGTTGTTCTAGATGCTTTTGATAATCCCTTGCGTTTGCACTTTGATTTATCATATTACCATCTACCCAAATCTCAAATGTATTTGGTTTAATCCCACGAACTACTTTGCATTGTTTATTCTGTGTTTCAAATTCTATTTCAACAACCGTACCTTGACCATTGACTGTATTAATAAGTTGGTTCTTACTGATTTGTCTGAACGGTTTACCAAACAACCCAAAACATAATGCATCAAGAATAGTACTTTTTCCAGCACCATTCTCACCAATAATCAAAGTCGATGGATTTCTGTCTAACTGTATTTCAGTAAACGTATTTCCTGTAGATAGGAAATTCTTCCATCTTGCATACTTAAATGTAATCAATTATAACTCCAAATCATTTGCTTCAAGATACAAAGTACGCATTGTACTTTTTAATCGGTTCTTATCAATATCAACTTCCAATTCATCTATATACCGTTCTAAAAGCGTTGTGGTGTCCTGTGAGTTCTCTATAATCTCATCAGATACATTCTCTGCATCTAACTCTGAAAAGTCTTCTACAATCTTAACCTCATGCGTCTTAACTGCAAGTAATCGGTCAAGGAACTTATCAAAACCATACAAATCTTTTTTATTTACAACTACTAACTTTACGAACTTTTCTTCATATTGCTCTACATCAATCGTAGAATAATCTGTTTGAGAATCATCGTAGTATATCTTTGCAAAGATTGTATGTGGATTTTGAATGTATTCTAGTTCTCTGGTAGCAGTATCAAAGATATGAAAACCTTTTGTTTCGTTGTGGTCACTCCAAGTCATCTGGTAAGTGTTACCAAGATAATAGATATGTCCATCATCTGACTTCTTATGGAAGTGTCCAGAGAATACAGTATCAAACTTTCTAAACATTTCTCTGGGATAACCACCGTCACAGAAATGACCAGCGTGCATTTCAAATCCATTTACTTCTAGGTGACCCATACAGATATCTGCATAAGTCATTTGAATACCTCTCATGACAGATTCATAGTTACCCTCGTTAATCCAAGGTAACAAATGAATACCAACACCATCGAACTCTTCAGTACATGGATGGTCATAACATTTAATGTTGGGGTATTTCTCATCTCCAGGCCCACCAAGTAATTCAAAGAGAGAGTTAATCTCATTGGTGTTCCTGTAGTATGTGTCGTGGTTTCCCACAATCATATGCATATTGATATTTCTATCTACGATAGGCATTATGAACTGCTCACGAAAGTCTTTTGCAATCTTATATGAGATAAACTTACGTCTATCCATAACATCGCCCAAGTGTATAACCGTATCAATACCATGTTCATCCAAATAAGGAAAAAATACTTCTCTCCAAAATTTGTAGAAATGGTCGTTAAAGGCTAAACTGTCATTGCGAGCACCAAAGTGTGTATCAGTTATCAGTGCTATCTTCATTATAAAATAATTCTAATCCTTTTGGTTTAATTGCTTTTTTCTTAGGTTTGTAAACATCTTCATCTGGTAGAAAGTTCTTTTGTAGATATCCCACGAAAGGATTTCCAAATTCACTATCATCAATCAAACTTTCATCTACTGTCATATTTTCAATAATCTTATTCTTCACATGAGACTGCTTCTTTTCTTTTTGAATACGTCTAAGGAATGCATAATATATTATCTGTGTAAAATATGCAAATGGATTGTTTGATTTCTCTGGATTAAAGTTGTGTACATATTGCAAACAGTTTTCAATACCGTCAGATATCATTTCATCTCTATATGTGTAATTGATGAAATTTGGTCTGTACGATAAGTGGTTTGCAATCTTTAAAAAACATTCTCCGATATAGTTAGTAATGGGCGGTTGAGGTTTACCCTCACCTTGAGCAACTTTACATTGGTCTTTCCATGCTACCATAGCTTGAAGGAATTCTTTATTATTTACATAGTGTGGTTTATTCTTTGGTTTTATTGCCATGAGTCTTTCCCATAATTTAAGTACATCATACCGTATACGAAGGTAATTGTCAAGAAGTAAATTAATATCAATTTATTTTAAAAAAAGTCTTGACTTCTCCTTGACATAACCGTATAATCCCTATGTAGGGTTTGAAAATGAATTAATGTATTGTTTGTTTACCACTAGGAAATGGAATGATGTTTTCAAGTTCTTCTTCTTCAATACGCTGTAAGTCTTCATCTGTTGGGTCATCCCATACTCTACCACCATCACTTAGTGTCATCTTTCGTACACAATGTTCGTAGAATCTAGTTAATCCAATTGATGCATCTGATATTGCAATTATACTTGTTTTATTGAGGTTTGCGATTTGAGTTTCACTCACAGTCAACCATCGTGAAAGTGCCATACTTTCAACTAGACCACCATCCACTGGTTTCGGATATAAATTAACTTGTAATGGATTGGTCACTTCAATATATGGTCTACTTTTATCAGCAGACGATATCACTGTTATAATCTCTTCTCCATTAGAAAGTTTTAAGACTTTGGTTTCTTGTGTCATTGTCATCCTTTATCTATGGGAATTTGTTTAATATCATAATCAAACTCTTCTTCATTGTATATATTTATTCGTTCCATAAAGTGTCGTAAAGTGAAATTCTGTTTCCCTTTATAGGTAAAATCATCTGCAATATCTACCAATCTAGCTG